AATGAGTTGCATAATGCGCTGCTCCATACCAGGAGTCGCATTTCTTGCATCCACTTGAATAGTTGGTGAGTAAACGAGTGACTTACCGCCGGCACCACCGTTCTTCTCGATGCTTGCACGCATCTTGTCGAAGTTTTCACGCTGTCTCGGGTTCATTACCATTTCATCACGACGAAGCATGAATGTGCCTTCGTTCGCTGCTGGTACTCGTGAAAGACCGTCATGCGCTTGGCCTGAGTAGGTCGCTTGCTTAATGTTGGCTAGAATGCTGGCACCTGCTGCCGCTGCATTTGCCATAGCTGGTAAGTTCGCTGGAAATGGCAAAGCCATCGCGTTACTTATCGCTGTCGAGAGATTAAGAACGCCCTGTGCTATTGCGAAACCTTTAGTGACTGCAAACATGACTTTGTAAGCTTTGGATTGCTCACCTGCCACTGTGCCTATCATCGATGTTAAACCACCGAATAGACCTTCTGACGCGCTCAGTATTGTCGACGCCTTCTGCTCTTCGATAGACTGCACACGCTTCATGTGATACAGTCTTGCTGTCTCAATTAATGCGAGACCTTGTTCTTCGGTGATTTTCTTCTGTGCCATTGCATCTGCAATGATCTGCATTTCTTTTTGCGCGTGAAGGATCAGGAGTTCTTCTTCACTCGCATAGCGTTCCATAAGTTTGTTGTAATTTAAGTTTTGATCAGCTGTCGGCCCATAACTAGGATCATTCGCTGCCGGGTCGCTTGCTTGGCTAAAATCACCAAGATCGCCAGATTTCAATTCGTCCATTTGAATTTGCCATTTCGCTCTGGCATCTCGTCCTTCAGCCATTTTTCTTTCATAGGCTGCGATAACTTTTTCTGAGTTATCAAATATGTCTTGAACTGTCTTACTAGCGGCTTCTCTGTATGTCTCGCTTTGCGTATCTACGTTGTCTAGTAGCGTATTGCGTGTTGAGTTAAAAGCGTCGCCAGCTTGCTTCCACGCTTGCTCGAAGTTGTAAGTTGAGCCGTTTAATGGATTGAGGATGTCATTAATTTCATAAATGACAGCCATGGTTCTGTCTTTAAGCAAAGTGAGCGTAGACAAGAATCCTTTAGCGAACGCGGTGCCGTATGTGATACCGATATCTACCATCTTTGCTAGTTCTACAGTCATGAGTTGGACTGTGGTTGCTATGTTGGTCGGTAAATTTTCAAACGGTTTTATGTCATTGGTCATCTGCTCAAATTGTTTTGAGTCGATGAACATTTGCGCGTAGTTGTCATATAGAAAGTCGGCAGTTTGCTCTACTGCGTTACCGATCTGCTCGAACTGTCCGATCCATGCTTCTACGCCTATTTGCAACTGACCACTCGCCAGCATTGCGCCCAGTTCTTCTAGTGCCTCTGCCGCCTGATTAACTGTTTCGGTCATGAAATTACCAGGACCAGCTTGGCTCAGGTTATACATGAACTCATCCCACCGCTGGCCTGCTCTGTTTAGCGCGGCTTCCAGCGTGGTAGACTGGTTTGCAATGGCATCACCGAACTTGGTTTGGCCTAACCCGATAAGGTATCGCTGTATTTCTTCGGAGTTGTTCTTAACTGAGGTTGTGACGCCTCTAAAGCGGAACGTGACCGTATCACCCTCATTTGCAGCCTTAATACCAAACTCTTTTAATCGCTCGAACTCTGCAACGCTTGCGTCTGCTACGGCTTCGATAAAGTCCATAGTAGTTTTGCCCGTACCAGCTGCTACGTTGCCGTATGCCAGTAGCGCTTCTTTGCTTGGGTCTAAGCCTAAGTTAACGAGTTTATTGAAACCTTCGACTAGCCCTTCGAGGTTTTGCCCGGTGGCGTATGCAAAGTCGCTAAGGATAGCCATTGCTTGTGCCTGACCAGTAACGCTCCCGGTAGAGGTTCTTAGCTGTGCTTCTAGTCGTTGATAACGTTTTGTAACGTCGACTATCTGTGAAAGGGAAATATAAGAAGCGTAAGCGGCACCCACTTGCCGAGCGACGCTTACTGCTGTTTGCTTGACTGTATTAAGTGATGACTGAGCCTGTTTCGCCGAGCTTTTCAGTCGGGCTCTGTCACCGTCAAATAGAACGCTGAGTCTCATCGCCATAGTTAGCTTCTCGAATTGTTGTAGTGATAAGCTGCTGATCTGGCTATGACGCGAACTTTCTCATAGTCTTCTGGCTTTATGTCCATACCGCGCATTTGCGCGTCTGCTTGAACGGCCTTTACGTCTAAACCAACTATCAGCGCACCTGTTGATGAAAAGGCCCAGTTAAATAGGTCATCTATTGTCAAAAACCAACTAACTGCACTTTCGTTTTCCTTCAATACTTCACAGTCTTTTGCTCCGTGCGCGTCTATGTAGTATTGAATCTGGGCTGGTGTTGCACCGAACTGCTCCATTTGCTCGATCAACTCTTCGTTTTCTTTTGAGGCTTGTTGTGGACCGACCGCCCAGTATCGGCCCACGTCTTCTAGTTTTTTACTGCAATACCAGAAACCGCTTCATGGTATGCAGAAATTAGCGCACGGCGTATGTAAGGGATTGATGCAAGCAATTCTATGTTTGCATCATTGAATGGGATTTCGTTGCCGCTTTCATCGGTGAGTGCCGACCAACCTCTAAGTATTTTTTTAATAAACTCATGGTCAGGAAGTTTGTCTTGCATTGCCTTGTCGTACTCGGCCTGTGTCAAGAGACCGTAGGTGACTTCGAACTCATGTTCTTTTGTCTTCCCACCGTCGATTGGCTCATGTACGCGCACTGGCCATTTAACTTTTTTCTCACCTGTTTGAATTACGAATCCCATTTTATTACCTACTTAGTTGTGTGTTTATGCTCACCAATGACGCGGTAAGGGATGACGTATGTCATGCGACCTTCTTTGTCACCGTATGTAGCTCGACCAGGTTGGATTTTCTCAGCATCAAGCTGATATATATCACCCGCAGTTATTCCGTGAATGAGTTGCATCTTCAGCGTTTCGGTGTTTAGAACTTTCGAGAATGGGTCAAACTCTGCGATTGGTGGGCATTCAATGGTGAAAGAGCCTTCAGTCTTCCAGTCTGTGATTTGTACTGCTTCTTCAACTGTGTTTTCGTCGTAGACGATTTCGTTGCCTTCTACGCAGGTGAATTCGAGCATCTTGTATTCAACATCGTCCAACTTAAACGTTGTATTGATGTGGCCTACTTTTAGCGGCTTTCTGAACGCAGAGAAGTCAGCGACTGGAATGTTGCCAGATAAGATACCGCCGTATAGCCCGGTTATCTCAAACTCGATTTTTGGTACTTCGTTAACTGTGATGTTGGTGGTAAAGGTCACGCGTGCGCCAGTGATGATGTGAATTGCACCGTCTTTGTATCCGTAGAATGTGACGTCTTTCTCACTATTGTCGTGAATCCGAGTGTGTTCTACCGCGTCTGCTGCAGGTGTTGTTTGATAGCCTGCACCAATATAAATAGGCTCAAATGCCGCAGGTGTAGTCGGGGTTCCTGAACCACCTACCTCGATAGAGCCCGACGCTTTCACGTGTGTTCCTACCGGTATGTATTCAGAGTGACCGCCTTCGCCAGTGTCTAAATCGCGCTCGATGTCGTCACCTTCAATGGGTGTTAAATCAAAGCCCGATGTAAGCATGGCTTTTGGGGTGCCGCCGTCCACAGCGTCTGCGCCATAAGCGGCATCGTTGACCGCTGCCACTAATAACTTTTTCTTCGTTTTACGGTTGCTCATGGGTTACTCCTGATCGAGTCTGTATGTTGTTGTGAAAATATCCATCCAGAAAATTCCACCTTTGAGAAAGGCGATCCCCTCTCCGCTTGCGAAGTTAAATGCATCGTGGTTTTCGTCAATTTGAAAGCCTGCTATAGCTTTCCGTGCGGCTTCTTTGATGGTTTTTAGTCGAGCGTTTACATTGCGCCCGTAAATATCATTAGTTGAACGTATCGCGTAAATAATGCCGACTGTCGTCATTATGTCTTGCGCGTGATACATGCTGTGAATTGCTTCTGTCTTTGCCTCGTCAGCCATGGGTATGACAAATGCTGAATCACGTCTTACAATGCCGTTCGCCACTACTGCTTTTTCATCCACGGCAGTCATCACTTCGCTGAAAACTTTGGTACCGCTGACCTCGATTAGGTTTAACTTATCTTCTAGGGCTTCGTAGTTCATGATGTAGCCTCGCCATTAGTGATGCGCTCTACGTGAGTTGCAAAGGTGCGTATGATCTTCCGCTTTTGTCGCTGCTCAATACCCAGAAATGGTCTAGCAGGAATGTTGCGTTGTATGTTCTTGTTGTGTTCTTTTACCTGCGAATAAACACCGAATCTAAGCGGCCTACCGAATGCTTGGTTTATCAGCCTCGTATGCTCTGGCACGGTGACTCTGATAGTGCTGTCATCGCCATATTGGTGCGTGGGTCCGTATACTACGTTGGTGCCTACCTCTAACCTTCCCGGAGTAACTACGGCGTGGATTGAACTTCTTAGCCTGCCAGTATCAATGAGGGGCTTACCTTCGCGCTGAACTGGTTCCCATCGAGAGTCGTCTGGTGCTTTAGAGTTTCGGAAGCCTAACTTGAAGTCGTTTACTAGCCTTACACCTACGTCACGAAGAAAAGGCGTGAGAATGTCACCTCTAAATTTAGCGAGGATCTTCTGGATGCGAGTGAATTGGGTTTCATCGATACGAACCGAGGACTTCTACATTCTAGAAGTCTCTCATGGTGTCTTGGGTGAAAATTCTGTTTTTGCCGCCGCTGGTAATGATTGCGCCAGCTTTTTTGTT